ATAAGGTCACCATTTCGGGAAATCTGGCAAGTGACACGGTTACTGAATCCAACGGTACCGTTGAAAGTCTGCTCAATAGACTCCATAGAGAAGTTGGTGTGACGACGGTAGACGACCTTGAAGAAGGTGATCTGAGGGTTACCGGTAAGGTAAACATCCTGAGCTCCGTAAGCGACGAGTTGTAAAAGACCTCCTCCCATTGTGTGTTTGTATACATATTGTGGAGAAAAAAATTTTAATGAAATTTTACGCAAAAATAAAAAATTAAATATTTTTTACCGATTATTTTTGTATATAGTTATGAAATTTAGTTACTATAAGCGAGACCACCCATACCGGACATAACACGGAGGACGTTGTAGTTGGTGGCGTAGACACGAATACGATCAGCACCAGAAGCAGCAGTTACGTTAAGAACGGCGGAATCGATACGAGAGAAGTTGAGAGTTCCAGAAGGCTGATGTTCTTCGGGTTTGAGGGCGAAAGAGTAAACGTTAATACCAGTGGTGGCAGGAATGTTCTCGTGGTGCTGGTAAGGCTGAACTAGAGAGAAGTAATCATTATTACGTTCAGCGAAACGATCGTGACCATTAAGCTGAAGCTTGGCATTGGTTAAAAGGGAAGAACCACCAGAATTGTAGGCATTGGTGAAGTTAAAGTGTTCGTTACAACTGCTAACATAAGTTTCGTCCTGAAGAACCCATACAAGTTCCTTGACGGGGTGGTTGAAGTTGAGCTTAACTTTGTTGGAACCAGTAGTAATGGTTTCCTCACCAGTGAACTGAAGCTGTTCAATGAGGTACTCGTGAGAGAGCTGAGCGAAACGACGACGTTCATCAGTGTCAAGGAAGATGTAATCAACCCAGAGAGAAGTAGTTCCAAGATCACCAGCTATAGTTGATACTAAACCGAAATTATCATAACCAAGGACGCTATCTTTTTCTCGGAACTCAACATTTACCTTAACTTCGTGGTACTGAAGAGCAATGAGAGGGAGGGCAAGACCAGGGTTACGGCAGAACCAGAATTCAAGAGGAATATAAAGAGTTCGGTCAGATAAAGACTTTGATCCTGATAAGTTAGCACCAACCATAGAATCCCATCCGTCCCTCTTTCCTTTAGGAAGAGAAAGCTCGTTCCAGATGAACATCCAGTCACCGTATTGTTTATCGATACGCTGACCACCAATTTCAAGTTCAACGTTCTTGATTAAAGCAAGACCAGCGTACTCGGTCCATGAATTACTAGAACCGGGGTCAGCAAGTACAGTCTGGATGTACATGCGGTGGATGAGATCACCGTTGCGAGAAATCTGGCAGGTAACACGGCGTCCGAAGTTAGCGGTACCGTTGAAAGTCTGCTCAATAGATTCCATAGAGAAGTTAGTATGGCGACGGTAGACGACCTTGAAGAAGGTAATCTGAGGGTTACCAGTAAGGTAAACATCCTGAGCTCCGTAAGCGACGAGTTGTAAAAGACCTCCTCCCATTGTGTGTTTGTATACATATTGTTAAGAAAAAAATTCTAGTGAAATTTTACGCAAAAAATATATTAATCTTGATTTAAGAATACCTATTTTCTATTTTTATAGCGGTAGGTTATCTATTTACATTATGTTTAAAGAAAAAAAATCTAAAAAAAAACAGATATTAGTAAATAAAAAGAATAATAATTCATCAACATTGGATGAAAAACATAAACATATGATAAGTTCAATACAGAAGAATATTACAGAAAAAGAAAAATTAGAATGTACAAAGAATGAGTATATTTTGCAAAAACAACATTGGAATTCTGTTATTCATGATTATTATTCTAGTAATTTAAAACATACACAAGAATATGTACAAGCGTGGGATTGTAATTTATATTATACAGATAAATTGAAAGAAATTACTAAAAAAATTACTAATTTAAATGATGAGAAATATGAAATAGAATATTATGAAAATACTGGTTCTATATTATTTGATTACTATGAACTTTTAAATAATCAAGAAAGTAATAATAATATAAGTATTACTAATATTTCATTACCAGTTGTTCAACCGAAAGGTAGAAAGAAAATGTTACCTATACAACAAAAAAGTATATTAGAAGCTTTTAATATAAATAAAGAAATTGTAGATACTAATGATAATGAAAATAATAATGACGATGACGATGAAATCGAAGAAGTTGTTAAAGATAAAACTACATTAGTTGATGAATATCTACACGCAATAGATCATAAATATATGAAATCATTCAATGATTCATTATCGAATATGTGTGAAAAGTGTAATATTAATATGAATTGTTTAGCACAAGAAGGTTTAATTATATGTCCAATATGTGGATATCAAGAAATTTTACTTGTTGAACAGAATAGACCAATATATAAACAATCGAATAAAGAAGCGTCTCATTATACATATAAACGTATTAATCACTTTAATGAATGGATTAGTCAAATACAAGGTAAAGAAAGCACAGATATTCCAGAGGAAATATTTGATAAGATTGTAAATGAAATAAATAAAGAAAAAATTAGCGATTTATCAAAGTTGTCATACAATAAGATGAGAGAGATTTTAAAAAAAATAAATACAAACAAGTATTACGAACATATTTATTATATTATATATCGATTAAATGGAATTCCTGCACCAGATTTTCCACCGGAATTAGAAGAAAAATTAAGAAGTATGTTTAAAGAAATACAAGCCCCGTTCTTAAAATATTGTCCGTCAAATCGTAAAAACTTCTTATCATATAGTTATGTATTATATAAATTCTGTCAATTATTGGAAAAAGATGAATATTTGAAATACTTTAGTCTTCTTAAAAGTCGTGAAAAATTACATTTACAAGACCAAATTTGGAAACAAATATGTGAAGAAGTAAATTGGGAGTTTATCCAATCGATATAAAAAGAATTATTTTTAAAAAATGTTTAGATTAAATACTTTACATACGGGCGGGGAAACCAACAAGGTTGAAACCGAGACCAAGACCAGTACCTTGACGAGCACTGCTGCTAATGGAAGGGGCAACAAGGTCAAGGATAGAGAACATTGCTGCGGCAGTTAAACCAAGAAGGACTACCTTATCCATAGAGAGAGGCTTCTCAGGGAGGATAGAGGCAACAATACCAACTACTAAACCTTCAATAAGGTATTTGACAACGCGGGTAAACATTTCTTGGTAATCAAAAGAGTATTCCATTTATTATATATACTTATAAAAGAAAATTATTTAAAAAAATAATACATTTTTAAATTATACAGATATAAAACAATGAGTGCTGATAATCTTATTTCTACCAAAGAAGTAGATTATCTTGAAGAGGATAAACCGATTCGTGGACAAAATTATGTTTGTCTTTCATTTCTTTCTCCTGAAAATGTAATTAAAAATAAAGAGGTTTATTTCTTTGAAAAATACCTTACTAAATTTTCAAATGATATGGACGAACTATTAAATGGGATAGCGATGAAATATAAAGATGAAGCAGATACAATCAAAGTTATTCGTGAAAATAATGCTCAAATATTTGATGGTAAAGAATTACAAGAATCTTTCCGTTTTTACAAGCGTGTAAATGGTGAAACTCTTGAAAAAGAATACCTTCAACAAAATAATTTCCAAACTACTGTTCGAGGTATTAAAGTTCGTGGTGTATTCGAAACACTAAAGGAAGCACAAGTTCGTGCTGAGACGTTAAGGCGTCTAGGTGATAAGAACTTTGATATTTTCGTCGGTCAAGTTGGTGTATGGTGCCCTTGGAGTCCTAATCCCGAAGATATGCAAAACCAAGAATATGCTGAATCTCAATTGAATACTCTAATGAAAGAATATCAGGATAATATGACTCTTCGTGATGAATTCTACGAGATGCGTAAACGTGAAAAGATGGAAGATGCACAGAAGAAGCTTAAGGAAAATCTTGAGAAGAAAGATCCCCTTACTGAACGAAAGGAACTAGAAATGATTCAGGAGACTGAACAAGGAATGGATACTTCTGAAACTACAGAAGATAAAACAGAATAAGTTTATATAATGAAAATAAAATACTTTAATTTATATAATGAAAAAGCTAATTACTATTGTTATTGTTTTTTTTAATTTATGTTTTTTGGCTGTTAAACGAAAAATACGTATAATATTTGGAAAAACGTTTGATATGTGAATAAAAAGTATTTAATATAAACAGAGGTAATAAATATATGAAAGCGATATCTGTGTTTTTATTGTTTATTGGTATGTTTTTAGTTGTTCAAGGCTATTATCAACAGAACAGTAAATGCCCAGAACCAAAAGTAGAGGTAAAATATATTCCTCGTAGTTTATATGAGGAACAATTAAGTGACGAACAAAAATTACAAACCCACTTTAAGAGTTTATTTGAAGATGTTTCACCTTGGATTTTATCAAGGGAATAAAAACTCTCCTTATTTTTTAGAGAATGCTGACATCATTTTACTTAGAATTAAAAAAATATATACA